ATGATAACGCAGACTTGTTTGGAATCAAGGTAGCAGAACAAGAGGCACCAGTAAGTCAGCAAGACCTTGCACGGCTTCGCCAGCAAGATGTCCTGACACAAGGTGCTTTGACACCTGACAGAGGGCTAGATGTAGAGCAACGCATGAAACAAGCTACTTCAGCGGAAGAGCTACTATCTATACTTCAGTCACAACAACAATAACCGTTCATAGTCACTGGAGGTGACGCAAAAAAATGGCCAATGCATTTACATCAACAGGTTCCGCCACATTAGGTGGAACAGTAGGTGGAGCTGGTCTAGTACAGAAGGCGTATGACCGTCTTCTTGAGTTTGCGCTACGTTCTGAACCACTACTTCGTTCAGTCGCAGACAAACGCCCCGCTAGACAAGCAATACCAGGCTCAACCGTAGTGCTACAGCGCTATGTTGACCTAGACTCAGCAACAAGTACTCTGACTGAAACAACAGACCCAGATGCAGTTGCTCTTACAACCCCAACATCAGTAACCATTACTCTCAATGAGTATGGCAATGCTGTTCTAGTAACCCGCGCTCTTGAGTTATTCTCACTAGCAGATGTAGACCCAGCAATTGCAAATATCATTGCATATAACCTTGCTGATTCTATTGACAAAGTTGTTTCAACAACTCTTGTCGGCGGAACTAACGTAATTTACGGTGGTAGCACTGCTACAAGCACCGCAACAATTGCCGCAGCCGCAACAATTGATTCAGCAGACATCCGTAGGGCTGTCGCTAAACTCCGTGCTAATAAGGCCAAGGCTCGCCGTGGCTCTTACTACTGGTGCGGTATCCACCCAGAAGTTTCCCACGACCTGCGTGCAGAGTCTGGAAACCTAGGCTGGAACTTCGCTCACATCAACTCTGACCCAGCCGTTAATAACGTATGGGCTGGAGAAATTGGCGATTACGAAGGAGCATTCTTTGTTGAGTCTTCTCGTTTGCCAAGCGCTAAAGATGGCGCAGACCAGACCGCTCTTGCCACAACCGCAGTAACCGTTGCAGGTACATCAACAGGCTTCACCTTTGGTGTTGCTTCTTCTGCTGTAATTGCAACTCGCGCTGAGGTTGGCGACAAGATTTCTGGAACTGGCATTGCTTCTACAGCAAAGATTTCTGCTATCAGCACTTCAGGTTCAACAACTACATTCACTGTAGATGTTGCTAACACTGCTGCTGTAACAGCAACTACTGTTGTAACTGTAACTCCTGTTACACGCGTATTTGATACTATCCTCTGCGGACAGCAAGCACTTGCTGAGGCTGTTGCAGAAGAGCCACACATTGTTATCGGAAACGTAACCGATAAGTTGATGCGCTTCCGCCCAATGGGTTGGTACGGCGTACTCGGCTTTGCACGTTATCGTGAAGAAGCACTGTTCCGTATTGAATCAGGCTCCTCAATCGCAGCTCTCTAGTTGATTGACTCTGAAGGGTAGGCCTAGAAACCTACCCCTTGGGGTGAGTTCATTAGGAGGACTTATGACTGAATACATTTTCACAACCCCTGTGGCCGAAGAGGGCCCAGCAGGTAAAGCCCGCCTATTCTACTTTTATAAACTTGACAGGGGCATTACAATAGTACTAAAGCCTACAGGTGGATACGCACAGGTTCGCTACCCAGTCGATGGTGACTTGAAAGCATTCCCTAAAGTATACGCAGGTGGCTATAACCACACAGTAGATGATGCTACTAAGGCAGCACTAATAGCTGGCGGTGTAGGTGTCACAGAGGATAACTTTACAGCGATATGAAACATTGGGAACATCACCCTGAGCCAGTTGAAGGATGCTTTGGCTGTAAGGGTTTGAGTATACAGATGAACACTGGTGATGCACATAGCCAAAGGTCTATGCCAACTAAAGCATTTAACAAAGAATTGGATGCTTACAAAGCGGCAAGAGCCCAAGGTATCCAGCCTGCTGGAACTTCTATAAAGAAGATTCAAGAGGCAGTTAAGGCTAGCGAGATACTGGGTAAACCTTATGACTCTAGCAAGATGGCACCAGCAAAACATATAAATAAAAAATCAGCAGCAGTACTTAATCAACTAGGAGCATAAAATAATGGCAACATATGCAGAAAAAGAATCCCAAAGCGCTTCAATGAGAGCACTTAAAGGTGGCGCAATGGGGTATGAAACAGCAGCGCGTAAATATGTAAATCAGGGACTTGGAAAACTTGGTCTTAAGCCAAGCGAAGAATCTGCGCTTCGTAAGAAGTTAATTCCAATTATTGCTCGTCAGATGGGTTCAGACCGCAGTCGTACTGCAACCCGTGCAAGAGGAATAGTAAACAGAGAAACAAAAGCAAGAATAAAAAAAGCCAGCCAATCTTTACTAGGAGAATAAAATGCCAATGCATTATGGAAATGAAATGAAAGCCAAGTCCAAGGGCAAGATAGCTAAGAAGTCAGACAAGAAGATGGCTATGAAGGCTGGAGCCAAGAAGATGGCTATGAAGAAGATGGGCAAGAAGAAGTAATTATGCCAGGTAGAATTAGTTCAGGCAAAACAGCCCAGCAACGGAAGAAAGAAATTAACGCTGCTGAAAATGCTGCAATAGCAAAAGCCGAAGCAATGTTTGAAAAAATGATACAACAAGGCAAAGTTAATCCAAGCAATATAAGAAAAATTAAAGACCAAATCGCCAATAAAACTGGCGCTTATCCAATGGGAAATTACGGAGATTAATTATGGCAAAGAAAACAGGTAAGGCTAATCTTGGTCCTGAGATGGCCAAGAAAGCATATGAAGCAAAACTATCTGAGCGGGTTCCTTATAGCCCTGAGTGGGATGGTAAGCCTATGAAACAGAAAGAAACTTGGGATAGCACAAAAGTTACAAAAGTACCAGGTAAAACCCGTATAGGTGGTTTAGGAACAGGACGTCCAGCCCGTGGTGGTATGGCTGGCGGTGTCGGATTCCCGAATAGCGCAAACCAATAATGGCTAAACCAGATTGGTTCCAATCATATGATGGTATGCCAGAACCCATGCCTAGCCCTACTCCAAATAAACCTAAACCAAAAAAGAAAACCCCTGGTTCAAAGGTAAAACCTAATAAAGGTGGCGTTAACCCTATGGGTTATACTCCTTCAATAGGTGTCAGTGGAATGTCTTTTGACCATAAGATGAGTTAACAAAAGAAAGGTAAGTAAATGGAAAAGAAAGTACAACGAGGTAAGGCTTATACAAAGTTTGGTGTAAAAACAATTGGTGGTAGTGCAGATACAACTGCTGTGCCATCATCACCAACCATAAAACCTAATAGCCGAGGCTTCGCTAAGATGCGTAATGATTTTGAAGACCAATCAGGTGTCGGACCAGTTTATCGCTGGACATCTGGCAGATTTTCTCGATAACAATGTCATCGGGACAATTGAAACCGCACTACGGTTTTAACTCTGTGCAAATCAGAGATGGATATGTAGTGCGGTTAAACAAGAATGGAACAGTAAGAGCAGTACTAGGAAAGTATGGGGAATATGGCAAGCAAAGCAGACCCAAGGCTTAAGAGGGCTGGCGTAGCAGGTTTTAATAAACCTAAGCGCACCCCTGGACATCCAAAGAAGTCACACATTGTAGTGGCTAAAGAAGGCAGCCAAGTCAAGACTATTCGTTTCGGCGAACAAGGTGCTGAGACTGCAGGCAAGCCTAAGGCTGGCGAAGGCGAAAGAATGAAGAACAAGCGTGCATCATTTAAGGCACGCCATAGTAAGAACATTGCTAAAGGCAAGATGAGTGCCGCTTACTGGGCAGATAAGGTGAAGTGGTGAAGAAGAAAGCTAAACCTAAGTCTAAGGTTAATGAGGCTGGTAACTACACCAAACCTGGTATGCGTAAAGCACTATTTAATAAAATTAAAGCTGGCTCCAAGGGTGGAGACCCAGGAGAATGGTCTGCTCGTAAAGCACAGTTACTTGCTGTGCAATACAAGAAGGCAGGCGGAGGCTACAAGTAATGGCACTGGCTAAATCACAGAAGTCTTTAAAGAGTTGGACTAAGCAGAAGTGGAAAACTTCTGATGGCAAACCTTCTAAGGGTAAGAAGAGATATCTACCTGAAGCAGCGTGGGCTAATCTAACTCCTGTTGAGAAAGCTGCCACTAATAAAGCAAAAGCCCAAGGTAATAAAAAGGGCAAACAATTTGTTAAACAACCAAAATCGATAGCAAAGAAAACGGCTGGGTATAGATAATGGCAACAGGTGTAGCAGGTAGTTCATTCACAAGCGAACTTAATCGCTTGGCTAATAGTGGGACATATCCAGTATTGACTTCATATCTGACTGCTACTGCTGCTGCTAACTCACTAGCAGGTACATCAGGTAAGGCGCTTATAGGCGCCCTTAATCTAGAGGCAGATGCAACCCGTCAACCTAAAGATTTCAAGGCCTTGGGTGGTATCTGTAATGAACTTGCTAGCACTACTAACCTTTCACCTCTAGCAGCCTTAAGGAGTATTGACGTATGACAACACTAAGTGAAATGATTGATGAAGTCATTATCAATCTTTCAGGTTATACCTATCAGCAGGATAGAAGTACACACCTTACTGCTGCAGTCACAACATTAACTTCCCCTAGTTCTTCGCCAACAATCTTGAGCCTAGGCTCCACCGACTCCGTAGGTAAAGGTGTTATAGAGGTAGGCGAAGAGTTGATGTGGGTTGACTCATTTGACCGCGTTGCTAATACAGCAACTGTTGCGCCCTATGGGCGTGGCTATC